CCAACATCCGGGATGAATATCACAATGCAGGGCCAGAGAATGGTTGGACCCGGCTTAGTAAATTCTTTCGTTTCGGCAATGGACGGCGAGGTGCGTCACGGGTCCCCCCCGTGACGGGGTCTCCATGAGGAGGCCTTGGCGTGGTTGACGGTGTGAGTCACGTGACAAGTTTACGTGACCCAAGGCTGCACGTCAATCGACACGCTAGGGATACAGTCAAGCCCCGAAGGTTGCACTCTATATCGGAGTTGTCTGGCAACCTTACCCTTGGGGTCAATAATGCGGACATAGGAACAGCGGAGTGTGCGTTGCTGACACGCATGTATTACTGCAAAGTAGGTGAAGACTTTGTGGCTCCGCCTCCCGTGAACAAAGGGTTGTTCACGGAAAAACTGGCCGAGTTCAGGAAGGAGTTGTTTAAGAGAGTTCGAAAACCCACCAAGAGTACATCCCAAGAAATTGTGGACAGTTACACTGGTCGGAAACGTACAATCTATGAGAACGCCATGAAAGGGCTAGTGATGTTGGGATTGAGTAGAGATGACGCACGCTCCATTATGTTTGTTAAGATGGAGATGGTCAATCCGGAGAAAGCACCCAGGTGCATTCAGCCGCGGAACCCTAGGTACAATTTGGCACTCGGTAGGTATATTAAACCTGCAGAGCATCGCATATACGACGCAATTCGGCGTGTGTATGGTGATGGGCCGACGGTTATCAAAGGGTATAACGTGACCCAGATTGGGGCCATTGCAAGAGGCAAGTGGCGGAGTTTCTACGAACCAGTGGCGATCGGTCTTGACGCCACGAAATTTGATATGCACGTATCACCAGAAGCACTCGCGTGGGAGCACGGGGTGTACACGGATCTATATGATGGAGACCGAGAATTGAAACGCTTGTTGCGATGGCAGATGAACAACAAAGGTGCATCGTACTGTGAGGATGGTAACCTCAAGTACTCGGTGCGAGGAAAACGTTTCAGTGGTGATATGAACACTGGGCTTGGCAATTGCCTGCTCATGTGTGCCATGGTTTACGCGTACGCAAAAAGCCGTGGCGTGGACATCAAGTTACTCAACAATGGAGATGACTGTGTGGTCATGATGGAGAGTGAGGACATGGATAAATTCAATGATGGTCTTGATGGGTGGTTTATGGAAATGGGGTTCCGCATGGTGGCGGAAGAACCTGTCTACGAACTGCACAAAATCGAGTTCTGTCAGATGCATCCAATTGAGATCGGGGAGGAATGTAGGATGGTTAGAAACATA